GTAAAGAAGAAGTAAAATGGCCACTTCTGGCAGCACTAATTTTGAATTAGACGTAGCTGATTACGTCGAGGAAGCTTTTGAGCGTTGCGGCTTAGAGGTTCGCACCGGGTATGACCTAAAGACAGCACGTAGGTCTTTGAATCTTATGCTTGCTGAATGGGCTAACAGAGGCTTAAATCAGTGGACAATCGCTCAGAGAACGCAAGCTGTAACGTCTGGTACGGGTAACTACACTTTGGGGGCAGACGTTATTGATGTTCTGTCTGTGGTTGTTCGTAGAAGCGGAACGGATTACGCCTTAGATCGTATGAGTCGAGACGATTATTTAACCATTCCGACAAAAACGACGACGGGTAAGCCAAATCAGTTTTTCTTGGATCGCCAGATTACACCAGAGCTAAAAGTATGGCCGGTTCCCGATAACAGCACAGACATCATTGTATACGACGCTCTGACTAGAATGGATGATGCGGACGAATACAACAACACAATGGACGTTCCTTTTCGATTATACCCGTGTCTTGCAGCCGGGCTTGCTTACTATATTTCTATCAAGAGGGCTCCGAACCGTGCTCAGTTGCTAAAAGCGATGTATGAAGAGGAGTTTGAGCGGGCAATGGCCGAGGACCGTGACAGGGCCTCTTTCAATGTTGTACCGCAGTACCAGTATTTTAGGACGAATTAATGTCTAAGTTTTCGTCAGGTAAAGATTCCTACGCTATATCTGACCGGTCAGGCTTCCGTTACCGGTATAAAGATATGCGTCGGGAGTGGAATGGCTTGCTTGTTGGTAAAGATGAGTGGGAGCCGAAGCATCCACAACTTGAGCCGTTTCGTAAAGTGTTTGATGCTCAAGCGCTAAAAGACGCTAGGCCCGACCGTAACGAAAACGAGAATGTAACGATTACTTTCCCTGTTTTTAGCCTAACTCAAGTTCAATTTTTAAGGAGCCCTGCGAGTGCTGCAACCGTAGGAAATGTAAACGTATTAACCACAAAAAATACTTCGTTCAGTGTGACGGGAAATACCGGCAATAGTGCGCTAGGGTCTGTTACAACCAGCTTAACTCAAATTCCCGCGGTTACAGGAGTTTCTTCTACGGCTGGATTAGGATCGGTAACCATAAGCACCCCTGTAACTCTTGCGGCGACATATGTAATGACTGTAGTTAACATACTTGGTCAAGATAAGTATCATCAAGACGGCTCCGGTCCGGGTTTGGCCGGGCGAGATGTCACCGAAGGTTTGATATATCGTTATGATCAGTCGGATGCAAGTAACTCCGGACACCCCTTACGTTTCTCTACGACCCCAGATGGTACACACGGCGGCGGCGTAGAATATACCACAGGCGTGACAACTTCGGGAACTCCGGGTCAGGCGGGGGCCTATACACAAATACAGGTTGCGATAGGAGCCCCGACACTGTATGTCTATTGCACAGTTCACAGCGGTTTGGGTTACAAGGTGAACACGTTATGAGTTATACACAAACTACATTAAAACAAGCTATCCAAGATTATGCGGAAAACGACGAAACTACGTTTGTAAACAATCTTGATAACTTTATCCGTAATGCGGAAGAGAAGATACTGAAGCTTGTAGATCTTGATGTGTTCCGCAGGAATGTGGCCGCGGTAATGACTACAGGCAACCGGTTTTTAAGTCAGCCCACAGATTATTTAGCGACCTTCTCTTTGTCTTACAACAACGGCTCCGGCACTGATCACGTTTTTTTAGAGCAAAAAGACGTAAACTTTTTACAAACTTATTGGCCTACGTCATCCACTACCGGGGCACCTAGATACTACGGCATTTTTGATGTTGATAATTTTCTTATAGCTCCTACTCCGGATCAGGACTACACAGTCGAACTACATTATTACTACAGACCTGCTTCTATTACGGGGGCGGCAGGTACGTCGTGGCTTGGGGAAAACGCACCAGATGCGCTTTTATATGGCTCTTTGGTCGAGGCTTATATCTTTATGAAAGGGGACCCTAACCTTTTACAGATGTATAAGCAGCAGTTTGAAGAAGCCGCTCTTCGCTTAAAGAATTATGGTGAAGGCGTAGAAAATACCGAAGCTTACCGCGACGGGTTAGTGAGGATCCAAAAAACATGAACGTAGCAATAGTGGCGCTTGGCGGCTCGTTTTCTGAGTACGTCTTATCGCGCATAAACTCGCAGAAATTTGATGAAGTGTGGGGAATAAATAGCATAGGTGCTATCTTTCACGTGGACAAAACTTTTATGATGGACCCGGCTAGCCGGTTCTTAGACGACATAAAAGCCGGGAAGCAGACGGGTATTGCTCAAGAGTTCTTGCTAGAGACGCCCAACAAGGGGCCTATTTATTCTTGCTGCTTAGATGAGAGAGTTCCCGAAATAGAGCTATACCCCCTAAAAGAGGTGGTATCTGATCTCGGTTATTCTTATTTTAACAACACGGTAGCCTATGCGATAGCTTACGCCATCTACAATAAGAAAGTGTCTAAGTTGCACTTGTACGGTGTCGATTTTAGCTACAAACAGAACATAAATTTTGCTGAAGCGGGTCGAGCCTGTTGTGAGTTTTGGTGTGCTATAGCTTTATCAAAAGGTATGCAGATAGAAATAGCTCAAACCTCGGGTTTTATGGACACAAACGTCCCCGAAAATGAAAAGCTATACGGCTACCATCGACTAGCAGATCCCCTTGTTCAGACCATAAAAGACGGCAATCTTCTGATCATGCCTCAGTCCGAGTATATAGCTGAAAACAAAGAAGTTTTACGGCCGCCGGAGCCTTTAGATGATCCGGTTCTTATTGGAAGACATGATGTTCCGGGAGTGACTTATAATGATTAGTGTTGGCACAGGAATAGACGTAGGAAGTATTGGCGTAACAACGTCTAATAATGGCGGATTATCTTCGGACCAAATAGCTGAAATGGCGCGTAAAAAGATTGTGTATGTATCTGATGACGCTCCCCCGGCTATTAAAGAGCAAGCACAGGTTTTTGCGGACAGAGTAGAAGACGTTGTGCGATTTTACATTGACTTGGCTAAACGCGAGGAGCGTGGTACTATATGCCAGACTTTGCGTAAAGCTGGTCACAACGACATTGCTGATTTTATTAGGAGACTATAATGGCAATTACTCAAGCAATGTGTACCTCATTTAAGTCGCAACTCCTAACGGGTACACACGATTTTACAAACTCAACAGGCAACACCTTTAAGCTTGCTTTGTACGCAATTGGTGGTGGCGGTAAGTCAGGCACAACTGCAACGCTAGGTGCTACAACTACTGCGTTTACCACAACTGGCGAAGTGGCTGACAGCGGTTCTTACAGTTCAGGTGGTGGTACGTTGACAAATGTTACTCCGTCTACTGATGGAACAACTGCTATTACAGACTTTGCTGATTTGAGCTTCACCACAGCTACAATTACCGCTCGTGGCGCTCTGATCTACAATAGCTCTGCTACTAATGCGGCTGTAGCTGTTTTGGATTTTGGTTCAGATAAAACATCGACATCTGGCACATTTACCATTCAGTTCCCAACAGCGGACGCTTCAAACGCCATTATCCGCATAGCCTAACGGAGTAAGCCGTGGCTAACATTACGGGATGGGGCAGAGGCACTTGGGGTGAAGGTGCTTGGAATGAAGCCATTCCCGTTACTGTTACGGGGGTTGAAGCCACTGGTGGTGTAGGCAGTCCGCTTGCCGCGGGCGGTGCGTTAGTTACTGAGACCGGCCTTACCAGCACCGTTGGTTTTGGGGATGAACAGGTAGAAGGCACCGCAAATGTCTTCCCAACGGGTGTTTCCGCTACCGCCTCCACCACTACTCCAGAAGCCCCTGCCGCGGCTATACTCACAGGTCAAGCCGCTACAGGTGCAGTTGGCGATGCGTCTATTGAGGCTAACGTCGTTGTTTCGCTTACAAGCCCGGCGCTTGCTATTAGTTCTGGCAACGTTGTTCTGGAGTCCGCATATGGCGTTACAGGATTGTCAGCAAGCGGAAATATTGGTATTGTCTTTATCTGGGGACAGTTAGTCCCTGATCAGAATGCCTCTTGGTCAGAAATTGCTCCGTCAAATGCAGATGTATGGGGTAATATAACACCAGATCAGGTGGCTGATTGGAAAGAGGTCGCGTAAATGGCTAGTACATACACTACTAGAACAGGTATTGAAAAGCCAGCTACTGGCGAACAGTCAGGAACTTGGGGTGATACCACTAACTTAAACTTTGATATTATTGACACCGCGCTAAACGGTGTTGTGACGCTTAGTCTTAGTGGCACAAGCTCAAACCTGACCACAACAGATGGCACCGTTTCTGACGGTATGAACAAAATGATTATCTGTTCTGGCTCTCCATCTGGCACCCACACAATCACAGTAACACCGAACACCGCAGAAAAGTTCTACTTTGTTACCAATAGCTCTGGGGAGTCCGTTATATTTTCTCAGGGTTCTGGAGCCAATGTAACCGTTGCAGATGGCGAAAGCCGTATCATTCATTGCGATGGGACTGGCTCTGGAGCGGCGGTGACAGATTTTACCTCGACTATGGTAGCAAGCACTACTTTCATCAACACTATTGCGTCAGGTGACGCCACCGCTTTGGCAATCGCGTTAGGATAAGGATATGGCAAATACATTTAAAGTTGTAACAAAAGCTGGTGTCACTACACTTGATGACATCTACACGGTGGCGGCTTCGACAACCACCGTTATTCTGGGTGTTGTCCTTGGCAACACAACCACAAGTCAAACCACAGCAACGGTTACACTGTCATCTGACACAGCAAACCGCGCAGGTAACAACAACGAAGCTAACCAAGATGTCGAGCTTATTACCAATGCTCCGATCCCGGCTGGATCTTCGCTGGAATTACTTGCGGGTAACAAAGTGGTAATGGAAGCAACTGATGTGTTTAAGGTTTCAGCGGCTAATGCAATTGATGTAACGCTGTCAATTATGGAGATCACCTAATGCCATATCTGGGTAATCCTCTCGCATTTGCTTACAGCGCGGTAAGCTATCAGGATTTAACTGGTGGCACTGGAACCAGTTTTACCCTGAACAACTCTGTGTTAAATTCCAACGAGTTGGAAGTCTTTGTTAACAATGTGCGTCAAGAGCCTTCTGTAGCTTACACAGCCAGCGGCACAACGCTGACCATGACAGGCAGCATATCCGCATCAGACGATTTTTACGTTGTCTATCAGGGCATGGCAAAGCAGACCGTCACCCCGGCGGAAAGCACTAACTTGTCAATTACAGACTTGACCTTGAGCGGAGAGCTTTCTCTGGCTAAAGCTGTTCAAGGTACAACTCTTACCGACACCACAAACACAGGTAACGTCACGCTTGACTTTGACACTTATCAAAATTTTGTGTTGACACTTACCGGTAACGTCACACTCGTTAATCCCAGCTTAACCTCAGAGTCGGTTGGTCAAGTCGGAACAATTATCTTTATTCAAGACAGCACGGGCAATCGCAGCTTATCGTTAGGCACCGATTACGAGTCTGTTGGTGGATCTGGTATCACTCTATCAACTGCGGCTAGCGCCACTGACATGGTTCCCTATGTCGTGGTTTCTACTACCCGTATCTTGCTTGGTACGCCGCAACTGGCGTTCAGCTAGGAGGCAGCATGTCAGGTCCTTTTGGCTCAAGTCCATG